AAGAATCAGTCGAATGAAGTTATAATTGCTGGCGAACCTTTGCATATTGGTTTAGACTTTAACGTAACTAAAATGGCAGCCGTTGTTCATGTGCTTCGAGGGGATAATCCTCATGCTGTGAATGAGCTAACAGGGATATTTGATACCCCTGCCATGATTCAATCTATAAAGGCTAAATACAATGGACATAAGATTTTTATTTACCCTGATGCTAGTGGCAACAATCGTAAATCACAAAATGCTAGTGAGAGTGATATTGCGTTACTAAAACAGGCTGGCTTTAACATAATGGTGAATCCTGCTAATCCTGCCGTAAAAGACAGAGTGCTGTCAATGAATAGGCTGATCAGAGAGCGCAAATATTTGGTGAATCCTGATACTTGCCCCGAGTTGGTGGAATCATTGGAAAGGCAGGCTTATGATAAAAATGGCGATCCTGATAAAACAGCAGGGTTCGATCATGTGCTTGATGCAACTGGGTATTGCATTGCGTACCGTTACCCTATTAGGGCGAGAACAATTCAACACATAAAAATGAGTGGTGTTTAATATGAATGATTCAAAACACAATAAGTACGATGCCTTTGCAGAAAAGTGGTTTAGAACTAGAGCCGCCTGCGAGGGGCAATCAGCAATTCATAATGCTGGCGAAAAATTCTTACCCCGTCTAGCAGATCAAACAGACCATGATTATCGGTCTTATAAATTAAGAGCCACCTATTTCAATGCTACTGGTCGAACCTTAGAGGGTTTGGTTGGCATGGTATTTCGCAAAGAGATGCAGAAAACCTACCCACCTGCATTAGAGCCAATTTTTGATGATTTAGATTTAAAAGGTAATAGCTTGCAAGCCGTTGCTATGCTAACTATTTATGATCTATTGCAAGTAGGTCGTGCTGGCATATTGGTGGAATACCCAAGCGTTACCGAAACCCCTGCAAGTCTAGCCGATGCTGCTAGAGCTAATTTAAGACCATATACCACTTATTACCCTGCCGAATCAATCTTGGATTGGCGCGTCACTAGGGTAAACAATGTCATGCAACCAGTTATGATCAAGTTGCAAGAGTATTACGAAATCCAAAAGAATGAATTTGAATATGAAACTCAACCTCAGATTCGTGCGTTATTGCTGACTGAAATAGGTTATATACAGCGCATATACCGTAAAGACATTAAAGGTGTTTGGTATCAGTTTGGCGATGATATCGTGCCATTGATCAAAGGCGAACCAATGCCTACTATCCCATTTTGGGCTTTTGGTGCTAAAGAAAATTGCCTCGATTTACAAGACCCACCTATTTTAGATTTGGCTGATTTGAATATCGCCCATTACCGAGTGACTGCTGATTACGAAAGAGGTTGTCATTTTGCTGGCTTGCCTACCCCTATGTTGGCTGGCTTTGTATTTGATGAGAATGAAAAGGTCAGCATCGGATCATCTACCGCAATCGTTTCAACAGATAGCAGTGCTAACTGGGGATTCCTAGAGTTTACTGGTCAGGGCTTAGGCGCATTAGAGAAAAACCTGCTGCAAAAAGAATCACAGATGGCAGCTATTGGCGCAAGGATGCTTGCCCCTGAAAAAGCTGGAGTGGAATCTGCTGGCACATTATTGATGCGATCCAATGGCGAAGCTAGTGTTTTAGCGGCTTTAGTGAAATTAGCAGGTGAGAACTTTGAGCAAATTACTCGCTTTATGGCTATGTGGTATGGAGTAGAAGGCGAGATTGAGATAGATATGAATACCGACTTTATGCCAGTACCTATGTCTGCTCAAGACTTGGATGCCTTAATGAAAGCATGGCAGGTCGGTGGATTGCCAAAAGAGGAATTATTCTATGCGTTGAAACAGGGCGAAGTAATCAGGGAATCTACAAGTTATGATGATTACCTGCTTGGATTAGAGAATGATGCTGCCAATGGCACAGTGGATATGATGGACGATTCAGAGGATCAACCTGACGATAACACTGGCATGATGGCTCAAATTAGAAAGAAACTCGGACTATGAGCGAAATCACTGGAATCTTAACTGAAGCCCTTATCAAACTCAAAGCAAGAGTTGATGAGATTGTCGTGCCTGAAGCCATTAATGGTGAAAAAGGCGAACAGGGTGAAAAAGGCGAGAAAGGTGATAATGGATTAGACGGAAAAGATGGACAAGATGGCAAGGATGGCATAGACGGTGAAGATGGCATTAATGGCATTGATGGTAAGAATGGATTAAACGGCATTGATGGCATCGATGGCAAAGACGGTGCAGACGGACAAGATGGGGCTGATGGTCGTGACGGTGTAGATGGTAAGGATGGCAAAGATGGTCGTGCTGGCTATGATGGCTTATCGATTAAAGGCGATAAAGGCGATATACCTAAACATGAATGGCAAGGCACTAAGTTAAAGTTTGAATTACCTGACGGAAACTGGGGCAAGGCGGTTGATCTAGCTGGTAAGGATGGAATCGGTCGCTTTTTAGGCGGCTCTACTGGTGTTCAAAGATTAACATCTACTGGCAATACTGTTCAAATAACCAATGATGGCACGACTTTTAACTTAGAAACTACTGGCGGCGGTGGTGGTATAACTTCCGTTACTGGAACAAGCCCTATTGCATCAAGTGGTGGATCAACCCCAGCGATAAGTATTAGTCAATCAAATACCACAACAGATGGTTATTTGTCTGCAACCGATTGGAATACATTTAACAATAAAGCACCTGCAACAAGTGGAACTTCTCTTTTATATGGTAATAATGCTGGCGGTTTTAGCAATGTAACCATAGGCTCGAATTTAACATTTAGTGGTGGAACTCTGTCTGCTAGTGGCGGTAGTGGGATTACCGAAATCACATCATTAGATGGTAGCTTAGTTGTAACGCAGGAAGGCACAGTTGCTAATGTGCAGGTGTCTGAAGCATCACCAGCATCAACCATATTAGCAGCAGTCCGCAATGTTACTGGGGCTACGCTAACCAAGGGAACTGTGGTTTATATCAATGGCGCAGCAGGTAACAAAGCTACTGTTACTAAAGCAATTGCTACTAGCGATGCTACATCTGCCCAAACATTAGGATTGATTACAGCGGATTTGCCTACTAATACCAATGGCTATGCAACTATTATTGGTCAATTAGTTGGATTAAATACATCTGCCTTTACAGAGGGTGATCAGTTATACCTAAGTGGAACAGTTGCTGGAACATATACCGCAACAAAAACATTAGCCCCTACTCATTTAGTCTATGTCGGGGTAGTTACTCGCAGTCATGTCAATCAAGGCGCAATTGAAGTCAAAATACAAAATGGCTATGAGTTAAACGAATTGCATGATGTCAGTATTGTTAGCAAAGCAAACAATGAGGTCGTGGTTTATGAATCTGCTACTAACCTATGGAAAAATAAAACCATAGAGACTATTTTAGGCTATACACCTTACAGTGCCGCAAACCCTAGTGGATATATCAGCAGCTACACAGAAACAGATCCAGTATTTGTTGCCCATGTTGCTTATGGTATTACTAGCACTAAAATAACTAACTGGGATACTGCTTATAGCTGGGGCAATCATGCAAGTGCTGGCTATCTTACATCTGCTGCCATTGGATCTACTGTTCAAGCCTATGATGCAGACTTAACATCATGGGCGGCTATTGCCCCAAGTGCCAAACAAGATGCACTGGTATCAGGCACAAGCATTAAAACAGTCAATAGCACATCATTATTAGGAAGTGGCGATATAGTCACTGGCGATGTCACATTAACTGGGGCGCAAACCTTAACCAATAAGACAATCACTGGCTTTAAAGAAACTAGAGCCGCATCAAGTGCCAATAATTTTAATTTAGATTCTGCAAACTATTTCACGCATACTGTTTCAGGTGCTACTACCTTTACCGTAAGCAATACTGCAAGCAGTGGGTCGGTATCATCTTTTATCATTGATCTTACCAATGGTGGATCAGCGGCAATCACTTGGTGGGCTAATATGAAGTGGGTAGCAGGAACAGCCCCTACTCTTACATCTAGTGGCAGGGATGTGCTTGGATTTTTTACCCATAATGGTGGAACTACTTGGACTGGGTTAGTTATCGGCAAAGATGTAAAATAAATGAGCGTAAATGAAACTTTATTGAATAAAGAGGTTGCTCATGCAATTGATGTGCTTGGGTATAGCAATTCAGTTTCGCAAAAAGTAATTAAGTTACTCAATCGTGCTGATGTGGATCTATTTAATCGATTAACCACTGAATTGAATAAAGTTACCCCTAGCCCTGAAAAATTAAGCCGCATTAACGGATTGCTTAAATCTGTAAACGAATTAAATTCGGTTGCCTATGGTCAGGTATCAACCCAACTTAATTTGGATCTTAAAAAGTTTACTCAAGCTGAATTGGATTATCAGGAAAATTTGATTGGAAGTGTGCAACCAGTTAAGGTCTTGCCCATTGCCCCTGAAGCTGCTTACGCTGCTGCAATTGCTACTCCCTTTCAAGGTAAGTTCTTAAATGAGTTCCTAGATGGGATGGAAACGCAAAAGGCTAATCTAATTAGGGATGCGGTGCGGATTGGTTTTATTGAAAGTCAAACCACTGGCGAGATAGTCAATAAGATTCGAGGCACTAGAGCATTGAATTATACTGATGGCATATTAAACATTACTAGAGCTAATGCTGAATCAGTCGTATTGACTGCCATTGCCCACACTGCCAATGTTGCCCAGCAGAAGTTATATGATGCGAATGAGGACATCATCAAAGGGTATCGCTATACAGCAACCCTTGATACTCGAACCACTGAATTATGCGCTAGTCGAGATGGGAACTTTTATAAGATAGGCGAAGCAAAGCCATCAATCCCTGCTCACTTTAGATGCCGCAGTCGCTATGTCGCTGTGATCAAGTCATTCAAAGAACTAGGATTGGATTTAGATATACCTGCAAGCACTCGCGCATCAATGGATGGACAAGTGCCGTCTAAGATTACCTATCAGGAATGGCTTAAAAAGCAATCAGTCGAAAGGCAGAACGAAGTGCTTGGAGTGACCAAGGCAAAATTATTCAGAGATGGCGGTTTGCCTATCGATAAGTTTGTTAGCCCTAAAGGTCATGTTTATACCTTGGATCAGCTAAAAGAACGTAATGCAAAAGCCTTTGATAAAATAAAAAAATAAGGCGTATAATATTTAAATAAGTTTTATTGGAATCTGTTAGCCGTGCTAATGGGTTTTGTTTTGTGGCTGTGCCACGCAGTAATGAGCCAGTGGCTTAAATGACGGCAGTGCCGTGAGGGAGCATGTATGAAGTTAGAGGAATTAACGCAAGACAAATTAGATGGTTTATTAAGTAAATTTGAAGCATTAGAGGAAAGTAACAAAGGCTTGAAGTCTGATTTAGTGAAACTAAAAGTTAAAGCTAAAGGTGCAGACATTGATCCCGATGAATACGCTAATCTACAAAATCAAGTTGTCGAACTATCTAGTAAGCTGGAGAATGATGGAAAATTAAGCAAAAAAGAGTTGGAAAGGCTATCAGGACTTGTAAAAGAAAAAGATGGCGCATTAACAACATATTTATTGGATGCTAATTTAACTGATTCATTGGCTAAATCTAAAGTTAAGCCCGAACTGATGGATGCTGCAAAGGCATTGCTGAAAATGCAAGCCACAATCAAAGCTGATAATGGTAACTACCAAGCTGTGATTGGTGATAAAGCACTAAGCGACTTTGTTAAAGAGTGGGCTACAAGCGAAACAGGTAAGCATTTTGTAGCAGCAGAAAACAATAGTGGTGGTGGTGCAACAGGTGGTAACAACAATACTCAATCCAAGACTATAACTAGGTCTGAATTTGAAGCAAAGTCGCAATATGAAAGAGCAACTTTGGCAAAAGACGGATTTAAAGTAGTCGATTAAACAAAGGAAATAAAATGGCAAACGTATTAACCGATTTAGCTGCTGATCTATATAAAGCAGCCGACGTTGTAGGTCGTGAACTTACAGGCGTAATATCATCATCAACTATTAATGGTAATGGCTCAGAGCGCGTTGCGTTAAATGATGTGGTTCGTTCACATTTCACTCGTTCAGCTACCGCTATTGACAATGCGCCTTCTATGACAATCCCTGAAGGCACTGATCAAACAGTGGACAGCAAAACATTATCAATCACTAAATCTCGCGGTGTGCAAATACCTTGGACTGGTGAGGACATCCGTCATGTAAATAACGGCTCAGGTTTTGAAACAATTTACGGTGATCAAATTCGCCAAGCTATGCGTGCATTAACAAACGAAATCGAAATCGATTTGGCTACTTCTGCTTACTTAGGTGCTTCACGCGCTTTCGGTACTGCTGGCACGACACCATTCGGTTCTAACTTCGATGAAGTTGCTGAATTGCGTAAAATCTTAGTTGATAATGGCGCGCCAATGAATGATGTCACAATGGTATTAAATACTGCTGCTGGCACTAAATTGCGTAACCTTGCTCAATTACAAAAAGCTAACGAAAATGGCACAACTGAATTATTGCGTAATGGTGTGTTATTAGATTTACAAGGCATCATGCTTAAAGAATCTGCTGGCATCCAATTACCTGCTGTTGGTACTGGTGCAAGCTACCTAGTAAACAATGCTGGTGGTTATGCGATTGGCGCAACTGCTATTACTGTTGATGGCGGCACAGGCACAATCTTGGCTGGTGACATCGTTACATTTGCTGGTGATACCAACAAATATGTAGTTGCATCTGCTCTTGCTTCTAACGTGGTTACTTTAGCCGCAACGGGCTTACGCAAAGCTGCTGCTGATAACGCTGCTATCACTGTGACTGCTGCTTCTACTCGCAATGTGGTATTCCACCGCGCTGCTTTAGAGTTGGCAATTCGCGCACCTGCAATGCCAAACGGTGGTGATGCTGCTGTGGACGCAATGACAATCCAAGATCCATATTCAGGTCTAGTGTTTGAAGTTCGTGCATACAAAGGCTTCCAAAAAGCCATGTTTAATGTATCTGCGGCTTGGGGTACTAAACTATGGAAACCAGAATTTGCGGCTGTATTGTTAGGCTAGTAATTCAAGTGGGAAATCTCTTAACAGGGGTTTCCTGCTGGGCTTATTAGATCATTAGGACTTAATATGAGTTTAATCGTAGAAAATGGAACTGGGTTAGCTGATGCAGAGAGTTATATCAGTGTAGCCAATGCCGATACCTACCACTCGAATCGTGGTAATACTGCATGGGCGAGTTTAACGACAGGCGTTAAAGAGCAATCACTACGCAAAGCTACTGATTACATAGAGCAGGTCTATCGGTTACGCTTTTTAGGATTCCGTCATACAGAATCACAGGCATTGAGTTTCCCAAGAGATGAAGTACAGCGCAGGGATTTTACTTATTTAAATCAATTCTCTTTTTACCCGAATGATGTAGTGCCAACAGAGATTGCTAATGCTTGCGCTGATCTAGGATTAAGAGCATCTACTACTGATCTAGCCCCAGATATTGCCCGCATTACTAAGCGTGAGAAAGTGGGTAGCTTAGAGGTTGAGTATGATGATACAAAGCCAGCCTACACTAAATATCGTGCTATCGATAACTTAATAGCCCCATTCTTAAACAGCACATCTGGATTAAGTCGTGAGGTAGTTCGCACATGAATTATAATGCCCTAAAAAATACAGCTCGTAATTTACTTGCTAATTTTGGGCAATCTATGGTGCTGACTAAGTATTTAGTAGGCACTTATAATGCTACTACTGGCGAAAATAGTTCAACCACTAGCACTACTACTGATATTGGCGTAATTTTGCCTTATGGGGATGGGTTAAAGTCCACAGAGAATAGTCTTATTAAGCAAGATGATCAGCAGGTATTCATTCAAATGAGTGTAATCCCTAACATTGCAGATAAACTAACTATCAATAGTATTGATTATGACATTGTTAGCGTAAAGGCTATTGAGCCTGCTGGAGTCAATGTTTTATATGAATTACAGGTAAGAAAATGATTTCGACCAGTACTGGCACTTTAACTGTGGATCTTGCCAAATTATTGGGCAAATCAAAGGCTAATGCCTCACAAGTTGCCAGAGCAGTTGCTTTAGAATTAGAGTCAAGAGTTGTGTTAAAGAGTCCAGTAGATACTGGTAGATTTCGTGGAAATTGGAATGTTGGAATAAATACATCAGATACAGCGGAATACTCTGCTGATAAAAGCGGTATTAAAGTCAATTCCAGAGCCATAGGCGCGTTATCTAAGTTCAAGCTAGGTGATAGTATATGGATAACTAATAATTTGCCCTATACGCAAAAATTAGAGTTTGGCTTATATGGGCATGGACCGAAAACAATAAATGGATATTCCAAACAAGCCCCACATGGCTTTATTAGAATTACATACCAAGAAGTTATGAGTGCGTTTGAAAATATTGGCAAAAAGGTAATCAAATGAGTTTAGTCAAAATTAATGCGGCATTTGAAAAGCGTTTAGCGACTATTGCTAGTAATTTGCCTACTGCATTTGAAAATGTTACTTATGCGCCAATAGAGGGAACTGCTTATCAGCGAGTAAGATTATTGCCTGCTCAACCAGAGAATCCTACATTGGGCGATGGGTATTATAGGGAAGTCGGTTTTTTTGAGGTTATTCTGTTTTATCCGATTAATAAGGGTAGAGGATCTGCTCAAGCGAAAGCAGAGGCAATTAAAGCGCATTTTGCTAGAGGATTGGCAATGACTGAAAGCGGATTGGTTGTCAAAGTAATGAGGACTCCAATAGTGGGATCTGCAATACAAGATGATAAGAATTATATTTTACCTATTTCCATTAACTATTTTGCGGAAATAACCCCGTAGTAAGCCGTAAAAGGCACTTATCGCCCATTTACGGGCTTAACTTGAAAGGAAGTCAAAATGGCATCAGCACAAGGTATTAATAAGCTACTCGTAGCTAAAAAAGAAAGCACATGGGGTACTAAGGCATCTGCCTCTGGTGCATCTTATTATCGTAGAGTTACTGGATCATTCCAGTTAGAAAAAGATACATACAACTCAAATGAGATTTTACCATCTCAACAAATGCGTGATATGCGTCATGGCACACGCAAATCATCTGGAACTATAGATGGCGAATTGTCTGGTAGTGCTTATGAGGAGTTTATCCAAGCGGCAGTGCGTAAAGACTTTGCAACGGGTGCTACTACTGGCGCAATTATAACTTTATCATCTACTGCCACTACTATTGTCAGATCATCTGGCTCATTTGTAACGGATGGCTTTAATATTGGATCAGTGATTAATGTTAGCGGCTTTACTGATGCTGGCAATAATGGCTTGTTTTTTATTACTGGCATGAGTGCTACTGTTTTAACTGTGTCTGCATTGGCTAGTCAAACAAGAACAATTGAAGCGGCTGGTGATACTGTAACAGTGCTTGAAAAAGGTAAAAAGACTTATATTCCATTAACAAATCAAACTGATGATAGCTTTACTTTTGAGGAATTTAATCAAGATACATCTGTATCAAGAGTATTTTTAGGTCAGCAAGTCAATACAATGGATGTTGCGTTACAACCTAACTCAATGGCAACCATCAATTTTGGTTTTATGGGTAAAGATGCAGAGGCGGCAACATCAAGTGCTTACTTCACATCACCTACTGCAATTAGTGGTGAGAGCATTTACTCCGCCCCAGATGGCAAGTTATTTATTAATGGCGTGGCTAATGGTGTTGTAACTGCGTTAAACATTAAGATCAATAATAACATTCAACAGACTGCTGTTATTGGCTCAAACTCAATCGGTGCTAAATCTCGCGGTAAAGTTGCTGTGTCAATTGATGGCTCTGCAATTTTCCAAGATACGACAGTATTGAATTACTTTGATGCTGAAAGCGAAATCAGTCTATCTTATGTGTTGTTAAATGCGGCTCGGACTGAAGCCTTTGCAATCAATATGCCAAAAGTAAAAATTGGTAGCGCAAATACAAATGATGGCGAAAATATAATTATCTTGTCATTTAGTGGTGTTGCTCTTGAATATACTGGCTCTGGTGTTGGTGTACAAACCACTACAATCCAAATTCAAGATACGACTCTGTAACGGTTTAGTCATACCTAGCGAAAGCGAAAAGGTAGTTGCCCTCTACTCTGGTATGACTTCTCAAATTGGGCGATAAAGGGCTTAACATGAAACAAATTGATATTACCTCATTTAATGCAATCAAAGATTCAGAGCAGGGCTATGATCTTGAGATGAAATCTGCTGATGGTCAAGATACTGGGATAGTGTTTACTATCTATGGGAAGTATGCAGAGCCAGTTCAAAAGTGGTCTAAAAGGATATTTTCTGAATATCAGCGTGATATTGAATTTGCAAAGCGTAAAGGTAAAGAGCCAGAACAAAAAACACTTGATGAGTTGCGTGAGCAGAATGTGCAGGGGGCTGTAATTCGTGTAATAAGCTGGAAAAATGTAAAGCAAGAATTTACTGCTGAATTATTAAAAACCGTCTTATTAAGCAACCCGCATTTTGTTGATCAAATCATTGAGGAAAGCGATAACGCAGGAAATTTCACGAAAGCCTTGTAAACGAGTTGCTAGAGTATTGCAAGGCTGAATTTGCGTTAAATAAAATTAGTGTTGATGGTAAGAATACCATCAGACAACATTATATATCTGCGAATATTCCAAGAGAACAATGGGGTATTCCAGATATGCCGCAATCGCTATTCTATGTCTGGGCTTGGTTTGTTAAACTGCATGGAACTAGATCATCTGGGATGTCTATTAATCCCATTAATTTCCAAGAGATTTATTCATTTTGCAAACTTTATGGCATTATAATGTCGGAATGGGAAATTGATCTAATACGGCAACTTGATAGTACCGCTTTAATGGAATTGCAAAAGGATAAATAATGGCTGTCGATATTCTAAATTTAGGCTTTAAAGTTGATACATCTCAAGTCAAAAACGCATCCAGAGATTTAGATGGATTAAGTTTATCCGCCAAAAAAACCAATGATTCATTAACTGGCATGAGTGCGAGTTCTAAAAAAACTAGCGCAGATACAGTTTCATTAACAGATTCAGTCGGTAGATTAGCCGCGGCTTATATTGGATTGCAAACCGCCAAAGCGATAATCGGCATTGCTGATGATTATACAAAATTAACCTCTCAATTGAAGTTAGCCACAAGATCACAAACTGAATTTTCAGATGCCTTTAATAATGTCAAACAAATTTCCTCTACTGCCCAAGCTGGGTTGTCTGAAACAGCAGTACTATATGCTAGGATTTCAAATGCCACAAGAGAGTTAGGCGCAAATCAAACTACTGTAGCCGCCATTACGGAATCTATTGCCCTTGGATTAAAAGTATCTGGTGCTACTGCGTCTGAAGCCTCAAGTGCCATGTTGCAATTATCTCAAGCATTTGGATCTGGAGTTTTACGAGGTGAGGAATTTAATGCTGTAAATGAAGCCGCACCTAGATTAATGAAAGCGTTGGCTGATGGCATGGGAGTGCCTATTGGCAAATTAAGAAACCTAGCCAGTGAAGGCAAAATTACTTCTGATATACTAGGCAATGCTTTAGTCAAATCATTAGAACAGGTCAGAACTGAAGCTGAACAAATGAATACTGTAGGGGGTGCATTTGTTGTATTGAAAAATAATATTTTACTTACTGCTGGTAGTTTAGATAAAGCCTCTGGCGCAAGTGCCGCCTTTGCTAGCGCAATTAAATCATTTGCTGATAGCGGTGTTATTAAAATCGTATTTGAAACAATTGCTGTTTTAGGGGTGAATGTTGCTTTTGTATTTCAAACATTAGGTCGTGAAATAGGCGGATTTGCCGCACAACTTGAAGCTGTATCACGATTAGATTTTAAAGGTGCAATTGCTATTGGTGATCAAGTAGGAAAAGATGCTGAAGCCGCCAGAATAGAAGTGGACAAATTAACAGAATCAATTTTGAATCCAAAAATTGGCAATGTGTCTATAAAAAGCGAAATCAAAGAATTGACTAAAGCAAGTAGCGATTTAACTGATGAGCAAAAAGCAAAAGCCAAGCAAATTGAAAAAGAAAATCGGGATCTATTAACAAGCATTAGAGAGTTAGTAGAGGGCGAAAGAACTAACATTCAAGTATTGCAAGATAAGTTAGATTTCAATGACAAGATTACCCCAAGCAATAGGAAATTAGCGCAAAGCAATTTAGATCTTGCCAAATCAATAGCTTTTGCCAAGTCTGAAATGGAAGCCTTTGACAAAGGGCTTGAAAATGAAGCGGAACTTTTCAATGAAAGTTTAGATGTAGCGCAAAAATATACAGAACAGATGGAATCTAATTACACATCTATGTCGGATGAGATAACAAAAGAAAATGAGGATCTTAACGCTAGATTAATTACAAATGATAGAGATAGAGCAGTAGAGCAATTAAGAATAGAGCATGAGCGCAAAACTAAAA